TAGTTCCTGCGCGGTATCTTTCTTGGGGTAGCAGTGCTTGCTCACGCTCGCTCTCAATGGCTTTACCACTATAAAAAGAGTAGTTAGTCATTAACTCAACCATCGGCTTAATACCTGCGGGTAAGTCTCCAGGCACAAGACTTGAAAGTATTTTGCGAATTGCAGGGGCAAGCTGCTTAAGTTCAGTATCCCCAAACATAGTGTTGTAAACCATCTCTGGGAGTGACTTAAATACGTACCCAAGTTCAAAGGGTATAGGTACGCGAATAGCCTCGTCAAAGAACGGTGTATGTACAAAAAAGTTCATTGCACGATCAGTCGGGTCTGCGTTCTTGTACGTTTCATCATCTTCCATCATGGCAGCGTACGCCATTGTGATACCTGCCAACATCAACCCACGCGTGATTAACTTTTCCCTGACTTTAAGCTGTTCATTAAAGGGCATCTTACCCGTGAACGCACGATATAACACATCCAAACCTTGGATTTGCGCGTTCATAAAAGGCACCATCATGGACAACATGTACACGCTAGGCGACAGTCCACGTCGGTTAAAGTTCATAGACTCAAGCGTGGCAAGCGTGGCTTCCATATCAGACAAACCCTGCTTGCGGAAATTGTTGTACATCACCACACGCGTTGCAGCATCACCTTGCACAGCTAAGTTGTCGAGCTTAGCCATAGCAGTAACCCATGATTTGCCGCCACTAGCAAGCTCACGCATCATTTTAGAAAGATCTTCAGGTGTGCCGGTCAACACCTGCCCACCTAAAACACCGCGCTCTTGTAGTGTTTTTTCGCCTTCGCTTTTGCCCTGACGCATCTTTACTAACTCTTTGAGCGATGAGGCAACAGGCACCATATCAGCACCTGACACCATCACAGCGGCGGTAGAGTCTCGCACAATCTGACGCAACGCATAGACAGGGTTGCGTGTAATAAATTTACGTAAGAGTTGCGCAGGTACGCCAAGCATGCGGACCGCAGCAGGCACTGTCATAGATACGCCTTCAAGACCTTTTACTAACAAGTCCGATGGAATACCAAGCGCATCGGTGTTAGCTTCAGCGTAGTAATCTTCGCCGTCAATCTTAAAACGGATAACTTCTGCGCCTTTGTTTTTACCTTTACGAATACCTGATTTGTTTTGCTCAACTTCTTTATCCGTGCGTGAGAGTAGACCCATTTCACCCAAACCAAACGCGACATTACGCGTTGCTAGGTTGCGCAGGGCCATGTCTGTAAGCATGTTGGTGTTTTGCACAGAGCTTGTAAAGAAGTCTAAGATGTGTCGGTTATCACCAATCAGTTCGTTAAGGTACGGTTGATTTTTTAAGTTGCCGACCGTGATAGGCGCAATTTCTCCCCCCAGAATAAGTTCAGCGTTACCGCCTTGCTTTCTGTAGAAAGGGATGTAATCGTTTGTTTCTGAGAGCTTCTTAGCCGTGTCTTTAGATAACGTGCCTGTCTGTACTAAAAACTCAACAAGCCCTTTGTTGTACTCGTTGTACTTTTTTCGTGCAGCTTCAAATGCACTCTTAACGTCTGGCGTACGCTCAACATAGTTTATGACTGCATCAAGATCTGCTTGCGTTAATGACGGGTCAAAGTTCAACGTGTCAAGCCCGACACGTTTGGCACGTAACGCTGCAAGATAGGTTGTAAACGTCATGTTGGCTGCATCCGCGTTCATGGATGTAACCTTGCTCAATTCGTTAGCAACATCTTTTAGAGAAGTTGTACCGCCGCTACGGACAACAAGCTCTTCACGTCCATCCGCACGTTTCTGTTTATCAAGAATCAAAGGCCCGTTGTTTGTAACTTCTGCTGTAAAACTCATTCGCTGGTCATACATGCGCAGGTAATACATCATCTGCGTTGCTTTAAGCGAATCCTTCATCTGCTCAGCAACACGTTCCAGAGGCTCAAAGCGATCAATAAACTGAGTGCGTACCGCAAGCCATGAGTTGTTTGCCTTGACTTTATCAAACACTCCGGCAGGTGACGCCACTACTTTATTGTTAGCTTTAATGACTGCGTCAGGCACATCAGCGCTGTACCTAGTCTGCCCACGGAACGCGACTTCTCCGCCCACTGTGCGGTACGCTCCTGGCTTTTCTTCAGCCATTTTGTTACGAGCTTGCCTTAACAAAAAGTAAATATCTGAAGGGGTCTGCTCAACCAGTGTCATTAACCCCATCTTTCTCAACGCAGCTTTTACCGCGCCAATCAACTCACCCAAAAAGCGACGTGCTTTTTGTTTAAAATTTTCATCAATTCGCGCTTCTTCAACGTGGGCAATAAGCTCGCGCATGGCTGCGCGTTGTTGATCTTTTTCGGACGCACCAACACGCCGTAACCCAAACGCCGCACCCAGCGCAGCATCATAAACACCAAGGCTTTCTGCAAGCGCAGCCATGCCGCCCTTCTGAGCGTTGACAGTCTCAATGAGGTTGTCCATGCCTTTTTCACCAAGGAGCGTATCAACCCCATAGTGACCAACAACCTCATGCACCAACGTCTTTTCAAGATCAAGCATGTCGGTGTGGTTCTCACCGATTACAACAATCGTACCGTCAGGCAATACGCCGCCCTTAACTTTTGCGCTATCTATGTCCATGCCCTGTTGATACAGTGCACGAATAAAAGCTTTAGGGGCATCAACAACAGACTCAGCGTAAACAAACTTGACGTTTTCTGGCAGCTTTGCCTTGAACGCATCAACGCGCTCTTTAGCTTGTGCAAGATCAACAACAGCGTCTCCTGTTTCTTCTACGCGGAATACGGTGTCGTCATTCTCTCGTGCAATACCTTCTTCAAAAGACTTCAACAACTTAAGCAAATCTTTGTCAGTCTGCGCTTTTTTACCCGCAGCCCGTTGGCGTAACGTTGAAGTTTCAGCAATATTTTTAGCTGCTTGTGTGGCGTTACCTCCGCGCAAAGGTTTTAAACGCTGTTTGCGTATTTGTTCTGTAGTTCCGCCAAGATTGCCCGTAGCGGTGATGCTTTGTTTTGTGCCGCGTAACAATGCTTGCGCTGCCTCAGCAGGTGACAGAACTTTTTCTTCTTGCGCCGTGCGTGCGTAGGCTTCAGCAGCAGTGCTTGAAAGATCCAATGCTTCAGCACGTCGTTGTATTTTTTCTGCCCCCGCACCAACAGGCTGTACAACAGGGCGTTCACGTTCTGCAAGCTCAAGACGTTTTTTCTTACCACGTCCAACTTCAGTAAGCACCGTAACCGTTTCAGTAGTACGCCGTACTCCTGGTATATCTGCAAGCCTACGTTCAGTTAATTGTTTAGCTCTGGCACGAAGGTCTGCAATGCGTCGTTTTGTCGCTTCAAGTACGGCGATGTTACGCCGTGCAACAGCTTGTTCAGGTTCTGGTTTAACTTGTCTGGCAGCACGTTCAGCTTCAAGCTTACGTAGCAACTCTTTTTCAGAGTTCAGACGTCTATCAAGCGCGACCTCTGCGTTGGCTAGTAGCTTATCTTCAGCCGCAGGAGCAGCGTCTTTGATCTCAGCCATGACTGCTGCAAGATCTGTTCGTAGATCTTCTAAATACTTATCCGCCGCTTCGCGGTCTGCGTCCGCAATGTAGTACTCAGCACGGTTGGCTTTTTCGACAATGCTTTTATACTGCCGCGTTTTAGCAGCAAGTTCTTGAGAAATAGACTGCGCAAGTGTCTGAAGATCTTTTAATCCTTCAGCGTTAATGCGTTCAACAACATCTTGTTGTACTTTGGCAGCAGTTTTAGTAACGTCTTTTCCAACTTCAGCAATTAAACGATCAAGGTTTTGCGCTGATGCTCGTTCAGCAGCCTGTTGTTTTTTCTCGTTATCAGCAACCTGTCTCTTAGCGTCGTCGAGCTTCTTACGCATATTTGAAACTTTGAGCGAGTTAAGAAAGCGCATGAACGCTTCAGGCGTTTTGCGTATTGTTGCTCGTGGCTCAAGTTCTTTTTCACCAAACAAGTCCATCTGTGGACCGCCAACTTCTGGCGCAGGTTGTTCAGCGGCAAGTTGTTTCTGTATCTGAGGTAACAGCTCAGCCGTATTTTGTGCACCTGGGCGCTGTGCCCGACGTGCGACATCAGCACTGGGTTTAAAGGGCAGATCAGTACCACGTAGGATGCGGTCAGTCTGCTCAAGCACCAAGTCTACAAGTGCTTCGCTGGGTTTTTCTATGCGCTCAAACGTATCAAACGCTTTATCCACAGCAGGCTGCAACTCACCCATGCCCCGCGCACGCTCGATCTGATTCTCTGCTGCCTCAATCTTACGTTTCAATGTGCGGCGTTCAGCTTCAACTTTCTTAGCTTCTTCGCTGGCAAATTGTGTCTTTAAAACTTGTGGCGCAGCTTGACGTTCAGGTTGCATATACTCAGCACGAACTTCAGCAAGCTGTTCTTGCAAAATATCACTGGCACGTTTAGGCGCGGCAAACGGGCGTTCTGCGAGTGGGCGCTTATCGCTGGGGCGTCTTAGTACCTCAACCGTGCGAACCTTTAGGGGTTCTGTCAGCCGTTGCAAGAACGTATTAGTTATCTGACTAGTCTGATTAAACAAACCGTCAAGCTTCCGTTGAAGCTGCGCTTTGTTATTTGCGTTAGGCTCGCGCTCAATACGGTTAGATAACTCAAGTTCTTTGTCAGCGTTGTTCTTCAGCCTGTTCTGCAACTGAGTCAAAATCTGTACGTCACGTGGGGCAAACTCACGCTTCTTTTCCAGTACTTGGTCCATACCATCGACAATTTCTTTTGCCGAAAGCGCTTGAGAACGTGTTATGTATTCTTGAAGTACAGCATCAAGTCGCGCTCTGACTGCAAGCTCTTCGTTTTTGTTTAAACCTACTTGATTTTGTTGACGGCGAGACTCTGCAATTTCTTGTAATACATTGTTGACGTAGTCGCCTTTAAGCGCTGTTGCTTTCTTTTGAAGAGACTTGGCTAACGACGAAGCTTCTTTTGTTCTTCCAGATATACCAAAGTATCTATCTTGCTGCAAATCTCCAATGACAGTGCCTAGCTCAAAAAAGATTTTGTTTTGTTGAGTTTCGTAATCAAGCGGTGCTTCAGCCCGTTGCCTTTGCAGTATGCCTAACTTTTCATCAATTTCTGCAACGGCTGTTTTGTCTAAAGTTTCTACAGCAGCCTGTCTTTGTTTTTTAAGATCTTCAATCTGCGCAGTAATTTTTGCTTTACCTTCAAGTGCAAAATCTCCTGCGGGTTTAACACGTTTTAGTTCTGCAATGTTGGCATCTTGCGCTGCAATATTTTTTAATGCCGTGTCATAACGCTCTTGTGCTTGCGTAAGTTGCTTTTCATCAACTTCAGGCTGCGCAGTAAGCGCGTCAAGTTCAGACTTGTACGTTTGCGCTTGTGTAACTGTTTGCAAACGTTGATTTTCAAGCTCTTGTATTTGTTGATTAGTTTTGAAACGATCATCCGCTGTAGGTCTGCCTTTAGCTTCAACCGCTGCTTTAGGTTGCTCTGCTTGGATCTTTCCTAGTATCTGATCAACAAGCGACTCGTCGTATGTGCCTACCAATGCCTGATCAGCAGCTTCAGTAAGCGAATCGTAAGCTTCAGCAAACGGTGCTTGCATATCCACCGTCATACCCGACTTGGCTAAAGCTTTCTTTCCTTGCTCAACTCTCTTTGATATGTCAGCAATTAACTTTTTATATTCTGCTTCTTCTTTTGCGTCTTTACGTTCTGCGGCAGCGATACTACGTTGATACGCTTCTTGTAGTTCAAGCTGTAATTCTTGCACCCGTTTTTCTTCGGCAGCACGAAGGCGGTTAATCTCCGTATCGTATCCTTGAGCAACTTGCGCTTCTATTTCAACGTCGCTAGCAGGTACAAATTTTCCAGGAACAATGTTTCCAAACTCATCAACAACAGGAGCGCCTTTTTCCTCTTGCGCCATTTGTCGTTCAGCCAACAATTCACTGACTGGACGCGCAGGAAATACTGATCGAATATCGGCGTTAATTTCTTTTAATCTTTTACCAATATCTTTACGCCTGTCTTGCGCTTCAAGCTTCTGCTCAGGCTCAAGTGTTTTATCTTTCAGCAGCTCATTGATCTGCCGCATCTCGTCTTTAAGCTGCACCTGCTCTTGATTGAGCTGCTGCATATACTCAGGACTGCGTTTGCGAGCTTCTTCTGCTTGACGCTGCTGCTCATCAAGCGCTGCTTGACGTTGCTGTTCTTCGGCTCTTTTCTGGGTTTCTTCCTGGGCAACCTGCGTACGCACCGCACTACGTTCACTTACGCGTGCTGCACCGCCAAATGCAGGAGCAGCTAAAGCAGTTTGATACGCTGCCTCACCATACTCTTTGAGCGCGTCGTCTGAAGTAAGTGATAACCCCGCTTGTAGACGCTCAAGCATTGCCTGCGTCACTTCAGTAGGTACCTCAACGGCTGTAGCTCGCACCGCACCAGAAGCAAGCGCACGTTTTAGACTTTGTTCAGCAAGAGCACGTCCAGCAGCAGAATCAATTGCTTTTTCAGCCGGTTTACCAAGCAGTTTTCCCACCATCTGTTTGCCAAGAACAAACGCTCCGGCAGCAGTCTCTAATCCAGCTTGCGCTGCGGCTGCTGTTGCAGCATCGGCTGCATTAATTGTTTTACCTTCAGCCGCTTGACGCGAAAGGTTAGTACCAAACTGTTGTAAGTAAGAAGGTCCAAAAACACCAGCTAAACCACCCACTGTAGCGCCAACCCCTGCGCCCACAGGACCAAGAGGTGCCCCCGCCAATGCCCCTAGCCTAGCACCCGTAAACGCACCGCCTAAAGACACCCCCACTTGAGGTATCTGTTCTGCTACAGCAATAGGCGCTTGACGTACTAATTCTTTACCCGCAGCAAACAACCCTTGCTGTTGATAAGCTTCTTTTAGTTTGTCAATCCCAATTTCATCTTTATAACGTTGAGCAATGTTTTGTTCACGCTCCAACGTTTCTCGCGCAGCGCGTTCGGGGTCCACAATACCTGTAGCCCCACCGACTAAACTAGAAACTAAGGATTCAGTACCTCTTTTTACTGCGCCTTTGACTCCACCTTCTTTTGGGTATAAATCAGGAAAGTCTCGTCGTACAAGTGACAAGGCGCGTTGTAGGGGGATGTTGTCGGGAAACTCCGCTATCCGCCCATCGGGTAACTGAATCTCATAGCTCATTGGATTCTATTGCCTTGAATGTCGTAACGAACTTTACCACTAGTTTCTGCGGGGGCAGATTCTCCGCTGTGTAATGCACGAACTGCCGCAATATATCTTTCAAGCGTACCGTATTTTTTACGAAGCTCTTCACCTTTAAAAGGGTCATTAAACGTTGCAGCAAGTTCTGCAATCTTAGCTTCAGAAAGCTGCCCTCGCGTACCCGCCTTAGCAGCTATAAACGCTTTAGCTTTTGCAACACGTTCGGGGTCTGTAGACGAAAGGTCATCATACAACAGACGGTCTACAGGTGTTTGTTGCAGCCCACCCCGAAGCCCCATTTCTTCTCGCATACGACGTAACGCAGCTTCGTCTTTTAACTGATCTCGCATTAAACCCGTAGCGGCTTCACCTTTTGCTAAACGTTCATATCTAGCACCTTGCAGCAAAGGAACAATACCTTGAGATGCTGCGGTCGTAGCATCAGATTTAAGTTTAAGTTCATCAGCTTTACGCTTTTCAGCATCTGCACGTGCGCGTTCAGCAGCGTCAATGTCTCCCATTTTCTGAAGCATATCGGCTTTAGCGTTAAGTTCGTCTGCTTCAGCGGCAAATTTTGCCGCAGCCATCTCACGAGCTTGTTGTTCTGCGCGGAGCTTAGTTGCACCGGGGACCATGCGTGATAGGGTTTCAGCAAAGGTTTTACCAGGACCACCCGCACTTACAGCAAGTAAAAAGTCAGTTAAGTCAGGAGCTTTACCGCGTAAGGCGTCTTCCATTTTCTTTTGACGCCCTGTCCTATCTTTAGTGTATTCCCCGTAAATATCTTGACGCTGTTTAATCTTAGCGTCCATGATGACTTTTGCTTGTTCTTCGGTAATTCTGCCTGCTCTAATCTCTTTGACAAGCTCCCCCCACATTTCAGAAAGCTTTCTTTCATACAACGCTTCTTCATCAGAGCGCTTAAAGTACTGTTCAAGTTTTGCAAGTGCCTCATCAGCGGACGTAGGTTTAGGTGTGCTTGCAGCGGGCGTAGCTTTTTCGCTTGTTGTTGAAGGGGGTTTAGTGCCTGTATCTTTTGTTGCAGTTACTGTTGAAGGGGCGGCGCTTTCAATTGTAGAAACACGGGGAAACCCGCTTTGCACACCAAGCATACTGTTTTGTAAGCGCCCTGCATAATCTTGCAAAGCACGACGCTCTTCATCTGTTAAATCGCGGTTCATAACATAACCGTCGCTGGCGTACCGCTCTATCTTTCCGCCCCCATTAAACACAATACCGCCATCCATAGCAGTAAACATATCAGGGCGCACAGGTAGTTGAGCTATACCACGTTCACGCTCGGCAAGATCTCTTGCCTTCTTAGTTATCATGGCACCGGCTAGCCCTAACTGTTGCTCCTTTTGCTGGATAGCCTGCGCTTGCTGTTGGATAGCTTGCGCTTGTTGGTCAACCATCTGCTCTTTCATCATGAGTTGCTGAAAGATGGTCGGGCTATTCTCAGGGTTGTTATTCATCGCTTGTTGGCGAGAAGCAGCTTGGCGTTGTGCGTTGCGCACGGCCAATTCATTACCTGCCATCTGTTGCGTGACTTGCCCCGTGGGTTGTGGGGGTTGTCCTGAAGCATACTGCTGAAGCTTTTGATCAGGAAAACGAACGGGGTTTTGTATCGCAGCCTGAGCTTGCGGAGGAGAAAAAGGGATTTGTGACATGTTTTACCCTTTACAGCTTTGAATAGTCAACAGCATCAAACCCATCACCAGCACCACCCTTAATATACGCTTGAGGTCTTAAAACTGCTACCTCATCAGCCATAACGCCGATTTGCATGGGTCCACCAGACTTGTAACGGTAGCTGTAAAGCTTCAGCCCATCATCGAACATACCTAAGACTTTAATGTCTGTCTTTAAGCGACGGTCAGATGTAGTGGATGAACCAGAAGTACCTGTTAATTTTTCAAGATAAGAAACCAATGCAGCCGTAGAAAGCCCACCTGACAACGCTTGTGATAATGGATCGATACCCGTAGCCGAAGCACTGATAGGCAGACCAGACAGCATATTCTTCATGAACGTGAGATTCTCATAGGGATATTTCTCAGCACGAAGGAACTCGTTGTAATCAAAGGTGCGGTCAGCAGTACCTAGATCAGCCATTTGCTTGAGCGTTGCAAGGTCTAAATATCCTTGTTGTTGCCCGATATTACCAAGCGCAGTTCCTGCTTGTATACCTGTTTGCAACCCTTTTAGCCCAAGCTCTGCGCCAAATTGACGAGACTGTTCACTAAGCTTTTGAGCCTCAAGCGCACGTTGCTGCTCGGTGTTGAATTGTCCAAGTCCTTGTGTGTAAGCAGACTGAAGACCTTGCGCTTGGATATTCCCAAGCTGCGTCATTAAATTACGATTAGCTTCAGACTCTACCAACCCGTGACGCGCACCACCAAAGGCACCTGCCTGCGCAGCTTTTGCTCCGATTGTTTGGTTAGCTATTTGTGCTTGGCGCTTGGCTTCTTGTTGCTGGGTGTCTACCACGTTTTGCATGTATGGTGACATGTAGGAAGCTTGAACGTTTGTTACGTTTTGACCGCCATAGTTAACGGGTTGGATGTTAGGATTTGCAGGGACCGTATAGGGGTTCGTCGCATCAGCACCACCAACATTCACAGACCCACCGGCGTCATATCTAGCAAGTGACATCGGCCCACCTTGTGCAGCAGATTTTACGTTCGTAATCATTGGGTACATTGTGTTAACAATGTCACTAAAACTAGCGTTTGGGTTAGATTTAGTCCAATTGTTATAAACCGTTAATTGTTCTGGAGTTGGGTCTTGGCCTGTGTAATTCCTAAAAAACTGCACACCTTGTGACGAAGCAGTATTTCCCTGTTCTTGCGGGTTAGCAAACGTACCAGTCGTGAACGCCGTAGGTTTATATTGACCGTATTGCAACGCACCAATTCCAGCCGCATTAGCTAAATTTGATCCTTGAAGAAACTGAGCCGGAGTTGTAAGGTTGGCTATACCTGCTTTAGCAGATTCAAGTAGTGGGGAGGTACCTGTGTATTTTTGGAATGGAACATCAGCTTCAGCAGAAGCACGTTCTAATAAGCGTTGGACATAGGGTGCATATCCTTCACGTAGTCCTGATTCGCCTGTAACAGCCACACCCGTACCCGACCTATCTCCAGAAACAGTTGGGACAACAGATGTATTAAAATTTGCACCGCTTTCACCTGCGGTATACCCATTCTGGGACATCCAGTCTAGAGTTGCTTGATCAACACCTACTGCTTTTAATTGGTCTGGTGTGATTTTATTAGCGTTATACCAGTCTATTTTTTGTTTAGCAGTATAGGTACCCCAATCAGAAGGTAGGCTAACCGAACCTATTTTAGTAGTTGTACCTGTAGTTGTACCTGTAGTTGTACCTGTAGATGTATCGTTACCAGCAGCACCCGTTATTGTGTCATTGCCAGTAGCACCTGTAACAGTGTCGTTACCCGCCGCAGCAATAATAGAATCAGCACCACTACCAGCTTTAATCGTGGGGGTAGGAGTAGGAGTAGCGGGTTGACTATCACCCTCAAGATATTTAATAACGTCCGCAGCTTTAATATCTGGATTGACTGTTTGCGCAGCTTTTGCTACTTCTTCAAGAGTTAACCCAAGCTCGTCTACTTTGGCTTTAACCGTAGCAGGGTCAGATAGGTTAGCAAGTATCCATTGCCCAGCGGCTTCATATTGGGCAGGAGTAAAACGGTCTGAAGCACTCGATGCCGTGTTGTCACTTGCGGCAGCAATAATAGAATCAGCGCCACTACCCGCTTTAATCGTATCAGCACCACTAGCACTTGTTAGATAATTATTAACATCTTCTACCTTAATATCTGGATTGACTGTTTGCGCAGCTTTTGCTACTTCTTCAAGAGTTAACCCAAGCTCGTCTACTTTGGCTTTAACCGTAGCAGGGTCAGATAGGTTAGCAAGTATCCATTGCCCAGCGGCTTTGTACTGATCAGGACTGAAACGATCTTTTACGCTAACCGTATCGTTACCCGCCGCAGCAATAATAGAATCAGCACCACTACCAGCTTTAACAATTTGTGCAGCAGCTTTATTCTGTAAATACTCCCAGTCTGGAGAAGGCTGTGTACTATAAGTAGTACCTAATATTTGATCTACCGCAGCAGTAATCTGAGCATCAGTCATGCCTTCCTTGATACGAGCTGCGTACCAATTTATTTTGTCTTGTTCAGACCCACTAGCAATTCTTTTAAGCTCTTCTGCGTTAATTGCCATGATTACCTCGGCATAAATTTATTGGGGTTGATCTGGATACCTTGCTTAGTTGTACCCGTTCGTGCAGAACGAATATTGTCCATCATTTCATACAAGCGTTTAGCACCAGCATTTGAATTGCCATTACCCAAGTGACTAACAACGTCGGCAGGAATCACGAACTCACCATCACTTAGCGCAGCGGGACGTTTGCCATCAATATGCGCAGGGACTTCGTCGGCCATACCGTCAGTGATACCACCGAGGTACATGGGCTGAACACTTCCACCCCCAGCCAAACTCATTATCCCGCCCTGAGCTGCTGGCTTGGTGTACTTACTTCCTTCGTACGCCCTACGGGTTGCAGTCACTGGACTACTTGCGCCAAATGAAGCACCTCTAGCTTCTTCCCTAGCGTCTTGCGCTGATTTGTAGGAGAGAAATGAACTAAGAAGTGGTAGTCCGTACTTAAGTACGTCCGCCAATGGGATGCCCAAAATTTTAGCGATTTCTTTTTCTGCGGGCGTTGCCGTATCTTCTATAGTTTCATCGTCAATGTCTTGAGGGGTCTGAGGGTTTACAGGGGGATCAGGAGTAGGGGTAGGAGTAGGGGTAGGAGTAGGAGTAGGAGTAGGAGTAGGAGTAGGAGTAGGGGTAGGAGTAGGAGTAGGAGTAGGAGTAGGAGTAGGAGTAGGAGTAGGAGTAGGGCCACCAGAAGTAGGAATACCACCCCCACCACTACCTAACGCATTAACAATAAAAGGTATACCTAATAATGCAGCGGCGGCTATCGGGTCAAAATTTTTAAACGCGTCAAATATGCTAGAGAAGCTGCCTCCAGAAGGACTAAAAGTAACATCACCTATCGTAGAAGCATCAATATCTTCAGGCGATAAACGTGACGATGTAACTATTGCGCTAGATGGAGTTGATGAACCCGCTGGTATGCCCCATTCAATTGTTTCACTCATTACACTTCCCTCCCTAGGAACTCTAGGAACGCACCCATAGCCTTAGCTTGATCAGGTGCCAAATCAGTTGAAGCCAAGGCTTTATCTAAACCAAATTTCATTGCTGCGTTTTTAGCAGCCTCAGATATATCAAACGGTTGACCAAGTGCAGCGGAGGTTAGACCCGATGCGACTAGCGATTTAGCAGGGTTGTACAGCGAACCTAAACTTTTATCCACCCCAGTAGCTGCACCAAGTTCACCAAGCCCCGTAGCTATACCACCAGACAATGCACCTTGCCCAAACCCTTTCAAAAATTCTCCGCCTGTTCCTTCAGCAATTAGCCCTTGTAAACCACCTTGTACCAAAGCATTAGCACCAATGTTTGCCGCTGCTGCCGGTAAACCTGCATTAGCTAAAAACCCTGCTAAACCAGAACCTCCAGCTTGTGCTGTTAAAGCAGCGCCTGCGCCTTCTCCTAAAGCAGCAAGACCACCAAGTGCAGTAGATCCTGCGGTCCCAGTAATATTCCCTAACAAACCACCAATACCACCAAAAGGAAGGGAGGCAATAGAGGCAAACTTTAATATATTTGCTACATTCCTAGCGTCAGGATGCTCGCCCTTGTAATACTCAGGATCACCAACCGGAATAAGCTGGCCCCCCATAGGCACATACAACTGCGCCATGCGTTCGCGCTCAGTACCCCCTGTTTTACCGCCAACATGTATTGCGTATTGACCTGAGTTAAGTTGTTCAGGGGTCAAACTGTTTAAATCTACTTCTACGGGGTTACCTTTATCATCTTTTTTGGTTGTGTCGTATGCTTTGGTAAAGGTAGATTTATGCCCTAACTGTTCAATAAACGCATCACGCAAAACCTCAGACGCAGATTTTGCTTGTTCTTCTTCCCCGACAATAGTACTTAATTCTTCATCTCTCCCATAAATCGGCACCTTCTTTGTACCAAAGTCAGTTAATCCTGCAAACGGATTAGCAAGGGTTTCTCCTCCGGTCCAGCCTGTTTCTGATACCGCCCCACCGGGGGTTGTGCCATACTGCGTAGCTCTTTGCGACAAATAATCTTGCATTTGCTGCGATTGCACAAATGCGTTGAACTTCGCCAGAGCTTCTTCGGGTGTAATTTGTGTCGTAGTAGCCATGATCAAGGAGGTGTGGGCCTTGGAATAGGCAGCGGTGCTATGAAGTTTACCGCTAAAACGCCTGAAGGTATACCAGGATGGGGTGAAGTTGCAGTCTCTGCGTCAAGTCTTATATCTGTGCTATCTGCTGCTACAAACAGCTCGATGTGCTCGCCAATATCAAGATCAATATTAAAGTTCCAGCTTATCTCAGCGTACTCATTGTTATTGTGAAAAGACCACGCATGCGTTGAGTAGCCTATGTCCGTATCGTTTCTAGCGATCCAAAGATAAAGTGTTTTTGTTGACGAACTAGTCGTCTTTACTTGGCCGGAATACTGAAAGTTATACACCCCACCTATCGAGACTTCAACCTTTGAAGTACTTCCTGATTGCAGTGCAACTGCATTATTAAGATAAGTGGCGTTGAAAACGACAGGATAAGCTGTGTTAGTTGCACCAAAAGTTTGATCAGCTGTGTTAAAAAACAACCCATTAGGACAAGCTACATACCGTCCACCGTTATCCCCCAGCAAAGCCTGTAAATTATTATTAAGCTGATTAAAGTAAAGTCTTAAGATGCTGTTGTACTGATCATGGTACGAACGGTCATATTCCGCAGACGCGTTAGGTAAGCTTGGAGGCGCAGGTTGGCGGAGGAGACTCATCGTTCACCATCAACACGGATGTCAATACGTGGAGAACCAAGTTGCCAAGTTGTACCGAGCCCTGAAGAACCCACCCGCATAATCATCTGTCGGCCACGGATACGGGTGTAAATAATATTAGTAAACTGTTCAATCGTAACGGTCGATGTTCTGGCAACAGCCTTAGCCGCTTCAGTATTAAACCCAGACCCAGAACCATTCATACCGTAAAGTGTCATGGTAACTTGGGGGTTTTGGTTTGTGGACCCTTGAAATGTCAGATCTGGCACCATGCGCCATACAAACCCGAAGTTCTGCCCGTCTTCAATATCAAACTCTGCTGACTCAATATAAGCTTCAATTGCAGTAGCCGTACCTGTGGAGTTATCGTCCACACCATATTCATGATCAACAATGTTGTATTCGTAAGTTGCCGCTTCAGGGTAATTACGCAGTCCCGAATCAAGCCAAGCAGTGCGCCCAAGCGAGCCGTAGTACCAAATATCTTCAGCGTAGTTATACACAACATACGAATCAATAACCGTCGAATTTGCTGAGCAATAGAACCACCAGACTTCATTGAAGCCTTCATTAGTACCAGCAAAGATTTGATCAGCTTGAGAAGTGTTGATATTTGAAAAGATGTACCGGCGTAAATCACAGCGCAGAGTTTGTACTCGACCGTTGTAGAGGTAAAACTTATCAACCCCCATCCAGTACGACACACCCGAAGCAACTGCTGTGGCGTTAGGACCAACAATAGAAATGTTATCTGCAAGGAGTTGTGAACCCCAGATAAAAGGAGGTCCAAGATACTGCAACGAGTAAAGCGCGGAGTCCGTCCAGACTAAGATTTCCTGACGCGTTTGTTGTTCAGTGACAATCTCAGAACCGTGAGACAAGCGAAGAAATCCTGCTTGATTAGTAGGTGCAGGCACCCAATCTACTAAAGATTCTTGATTTGTCCAACGAACTAGCATGGGGTCAAGCACTGCGCTACCGTAAGCCGTGGTGCCAAACACAAGCAAGAATCTGGAGGTATCCGAGACAATCATGCCGTTTTGCTTGGTCGGCACATCAACAAGATCAGACACATACACCCCAGACCCCGTAGACGCAGCGTTAACTAGCGCACCTGTAGGTGAGGCTGAGATGTTTGCCGTAGCTCCATCCACGTTACGCAAATAATAGGTTGTACCCGCAGTAACCCCAGAGGGCATAGAGCTTGACGCATCAAATTTAACCGCAGTGCCTTCAGATAGCAGAATAGAGCTAAACGTCACAACCGTAGGAGAAGCAGAAGTAAAGGTTACGTTACCCCCTGTAGCACTTAGTGCTACACCTCGTGTTGATACGCCGTTAGTCGCATCCCAGTAATACAGAGCGCCACCGCGATACCCAAAGACAAGATCCTCACCCCAGTTCTGGGCATCCCACAACCTAAGACGCTCAGTACCCGTAACACCAAACCCCCACGTTCCCATACCCCAACCACCTGCGCCCCATCCAGATACACCGCCTTGGATGGCAGGACCGACATCAATTTCGTATTTAGCAGTGACCGTACCACCGCCTGTTGCTGTTGATGTGGCGTTAGATGCGGCAGTGATTGTGTAGGTATTTGTGCCTGTTACTGTGATTTGATAATTACCGTTTAGCGTCAGTCCACCCACTGCCGAGGCACCACTAAAAGTGACAAAGTCCCCCGTCGCTGCACCATGTGAGTTATCAGTCACTACAACCGTTGCAGAACCGTTTGTGGTTGTAAAAGGGTCAGTTAATGTTTCCGTCGTACGTATGGGAGTGATGTCGTAATACAAACCACCACGCTCAAGATAAAACTTAAGATTGGTGCCGACTGCCATTAAGTTCTCAAAGCTAAGCGTCACCCAATTCCAGAGAAATCTACAAATTCCTTGAAATGTATTGGGAGAAATACGCTGCCATCCACCAATCTTTTCTGGTGTACCTTGACGGAAACGCACCTTATCGCTGAGATACCAACCATTCTCGTTCGTGTATCGAGTATTTTCTTGGTTTGTCCCAGGCTTAAATAGAATTTTTTTGAGTGGCACGGTTTACCTCATTAAGGCAGCTTCAGCCGCACGGCGGCGTGTGAGTCCGGGGAGAACTCTTCCAGCAGCTTTGTTCCATTTGAGGCACTCATTTGCTGCACCGGCCCAATCCCCCGCGTCAATACGCTTTTTGAACGTGGAAATCCTATAGTTCCCTAGGCCACAATTGTAGACCCAGCTTGTCACGGCGGCAATCCGTCGAGGAGAGGCGTTAGCAATCCTGGGTGAGAACTTCAGCAAACCCCGCACAAAATACTCAATGTGATGGTCAAGCGCATCCTCACACTGCTGCATCGTCCAAATCGTTCCCGGTTCTATGCCCGGTCCTGTCGCGCCCCAGCCAATCGTCCAAGGATGCCCACGGGTTCCAGGATCAGGATAAGCAGTTACTCGTCCATCAGGCAAACGCTTTGCTAGTCCCTCGAAGGGCTTAATAAAAACATCCTTGCAAAGCTTTTTGGCTTCATTCACGACTTGTTGTACTTCTCAATAGACCGGCCAACGAACCAAAAACTTATAACCATCGTAAATAACCCAAAGTCATCTTCATCCCAAACTCTGGTTACGACTTCCATCCAGTTCGCACCCGTCTGATACGCCATAACAAGCGCAGCCGCCTTGACTGCCGCATACATAAAGAAGAGACTCCAAGTAATACCCGGACGAACAAGGGCTGAGATAGCAGCCACAAACCAACCCGCTGCCTTAGCCGTTTCAGCTTGCTCTTGAAACGCAGCTTTAATCGTATCCATCTGTTGGATGCTGTAGTCAACATACTTCTCCTCCATCTTAAACTCACCCCTCATTTTTTCGAGGTCGGTCTGGAGTTGGAACATATTTAACTCATGAGCGCGTTCATTCTTTTTATCAAGAAATTTCAGCACTTCCGGTGCAAGCCTAAACAAGCCACCGAAGATGGAACCAAGTAAACCACCTGAAAGAAGATCAAACATAATTGGCCTATATGTATACGGTTATTGCAGTTTCTGGCGGTGTGTACGCTATTACGTCTGCTTCTGCTGGGGCCGTATATGTAGGTGTGGATACCGATCCAGAAGCATTTGTGGTAGTCCAAAATAAATCATATGTAGTTAAAGACACACTAGCATATGTTATTGGTTGCCCCCACGGACCCACAGTGTAGGTACCAAGTTTAGAGCCATCTGAAGGTAGCTTAAAAGTAAACGTTGAAGTTGGCGCAGATGGTACCGAAGTAGTTCTCATGATCCCCACAAAGGTTAAATCGCCATCACTATTTAAATAGAGAACATTTCGGTAGTATTGGGTATTTGATGTAAGGCCAAAATCACCATTTGCAGATATTTGGTTAGACCACTGTACTACACCAGATGAATTAAGTTTTACTATTATATAACTATTATTTGTGTAACGATCAGTAAACGTGAAGTATATATTTCCGGCGTTATCAAGCACCACACCACTAGCAGGATAATTACCCGCCGTAGTACTATTCTGAAATGCTTTACCCCAAACAAAATTACCACTGCTATCGTACTTAACAACGTATGGACCATGTACACCAGCGTTTACAGAACTTACCCCTTCCCCTACGTATCCTGTTTGGTATATGTTGTCAGAAACATCGAGAGTCATAGAGTAAGCTTCAGAATCCTCCGTACCTAATGTACCAGTAGTTCGGGCCAACCGTTTTTGCGATAATAAATTACCAGCCGTATCAAAAATAGCGATAAATGGTATGTCA